GCGGTGGTTCGCGAGCGTACAGAATCTGGACAAGATATGCCCGCGGACCTCTTTAACCCGTTTGTAGGTAACCAAACAAAAATAACAAGGAGAAACTAGAAAATGGAAACTAGAAACGAGAAGCAAGTAGCTAAAAAACAGGAAGCAGGTCTGCCATCAGACGCTCTGTTTGAAGCGGACGCTAGAAAAGGTTTCGAAAACGTAGACCCAGAAAGTTTGGCTCTACCAATTTTGAAACTTCTACAAAACGGATCAGCAGAAGCACAAAGAAAACATGCTAATTATGTTGAAGGTGCTGACCCTGGTATGTTTTTCAACACAGTGACAAGAAAACTGTACGATGGAGAAAAAGGAATACATGTTATTCCTTGTCACTATAGATTAGAGTATCAAGAATGGGCCGATTTTGGCACAGGATCAGGAAGACCGGAAAATATATTTCCTGGTAATAGTGATATTCTTTCTAAAACATCAAAAGATGCTATGAATAAAGACAGATTACCAAATGGTAATTATATTCAAAAGACGGCTCAACATTTTGTCATCATTTCTGATGGCAAATCTGCTGAAACGGCTTTAATATCAATGTCTTCAACACAAGCAAAGATTTCCAGAAAATGGAATTCAATGATGATGAGCATCACGAAAGATGGAAAAGACGGCCCTTATACGCCGCCACCTTTCAGCCATATCTATAAGTTATCTTCAGTAAAAAATACTGGAAAAGGAAACGAATGGTATGGATACAATATACAAAAAATATCGGAAATAACTGATGTCAATCTCTACAAAAGGGCAAAAACATTTTATGAAAGTTGCCGTAGAGTAGATCAGTTGAACGGTAAAACATCATAAGTTTCCACACCGGATGGAAAGGTGGGCGGTAGCGGGAGACTTAAGCCGCCCATACAAAAAACATGATGAAAGCGTTTAAAGATATATTTGAAGGATTAAATAGTGCTTATGGTCAGTACATTCCAAGCACTATTCACTCTGCGAATGGAAAACAAAAAGGGAGACCTTTTACAGTTAAAAAACCTGTAATAGACGAACTTTGGAAAAACCATTTAGAAGGAAAAGAACCGGCGCTAGGTATCATTCCAATTAACGAAAAAAATCTGTGTCAATGGGGATGCATTGATATAGATCAGTATGATTTCAATCACAAAAAATTCATTAAAAAAATAAGACAAAAAAATTTACCTTTGGTCGTTTGCAGATCCAAGTCCGGAGGGGCTCACGTCTTTCTGTTCGTAGCTGACTGGATTCCAGCGGCTGTCATGCGAGCGAAGTTAAAAATTATGGCTGCAGCATTAGGCTATTCTGAATGTGAAATATTTCCGAAACAAGAATATATATTAATAGAGAGAGGAGATACAGGCAGCTTTTTAAATTTACCATATCATGGAGGAGATAAAACAACACGATACGCTTTTAAAGACAATGGTGAAGCAGCAAATCTAAAAGAATTCATAGAACTGTATATTAAATACCGATTAACGAAAGATAAATTCGAAAGGTTAAAGATAGAAAGTGAGAAAGAACAAAACATCAAGGATGGTCCTCCTTGCTTACAAACACTATGCAAGGAAGGCTTTCCTGAGGGGACAAGAAATAACGGACTCTATAATATTGGAGTTTATCTCAAGAAAGCGAATCCAGACACATGGCAAACAGATTTAGGGACTTATAATACAAGATTCATGAAGCCACCTTTAAGTCCTCAACAAGTAATGACAACTATTTCTTCGCTTAATAAAAAAGATTATCAGTACAAATGCAAAGATCAGCCAATCTGTAACTACTGTGATTCTTTAACCTGTCAAACAAGAAAATTTGGAATAGGAAACGGCTCCTTAATGCCCGATATTTCTAATTTAAGAATTTTTACATCAGATCCACCTATCTGGTTTGTTAACGTTGGTGGCAAAACCGTAGAAGTAGATACCAAGACCCTAAGAAATTTTGACTTATTTGATGAAGCATGCATGGAACAAATGAGAACTAAGCTCCCTAATGTTTCCAAGCCGGTATGGGGAAAAGTGATTAGTAATTTAATGAAAGCCATCGAAGAAATAAAAGCTCCAGAAAGTTTAACGTTTAAAAAGCAACTTGAAGAGCATCTAGAAAATTTTACAACGGATCGAGCAGCGGGGAAACAGAAAACAGATATTAATAGAGGAGTGTCCTGGACTGATGAAGGTAAATCCTATTTTAAATTTAAAGACTTTTGGAAATATCTGCAAAACACAAGATCCTGGACAATGGAAAGAAATAAAACATTACACAAAATTGAAGAACTATTTAATGCAAAAATAGACGACAGTTTGAGTATTGCAGGAAAAACTGCTAAGGTAGTATCCATTGATGCATTTACTGCGGAAAAAGGAAAGGATGAACCACCACCAATAGAAAGACCACCCTTTGTAAAATGATAAAAAGAACAATTATACCAGGACCTCCTGGTACAGGAAAAACTTACAGACTAGTTAATACCTACCTGAAAAAAGAAAAAGAAGAATACAACACGCCATTAAAACGAATCGGTTTTTTTACGTTCAGTAAAAACGCCACTAATATTTCAGTGGGACGGGTCACAAAATTATTCAGTAAAATTGATTACGACGAAGATTTAAAATATTTTTGTACACTACACGCTTTAGGAACAAGAGAATGCGGCATCAACACTAAAACTCAACTTTTAAAAGGAAAAAAATGGGACGCTTTTAAAACTTACGTCGGCGGAATAGCTGCCAATTTAAATTTTGAAACTTATGCCACGGAAGATGGGAACATGATCTATGGTAATGATTATATCAAGCTTATCAATTTAGCTAAATGCAGAAAAATATCCCTAGAAAATCAATATGGTTTACAAGAACACTTACAAGACATTAGTTATTCGAATTTAGAATATTTGAATCGATGCCTGATTAAATTTAAACAACAAACAGGAATGTTTGAATTCATTGACATGATTTCTTTATTCATTAAAAATAAAAAATGTCCCCAATTTGACGCTGTGTTTTTAGATGAAGCCCAAGACTTGAATAATCTTCAATGGGAAATGTTTCACTATATCGAATCTAACGCCAAACGATCTTATATTGCAGGTGACGATGATCAAGCCATTATGGGTTTTCAAGGAGCCAATCCAACACATTTCATAAGACTTCATAAAGAGGAAAACACAACGATTGATAGATCATTAATAAAATCAAGAAGAGTTCCAAGACAAGTATTAAAATTAGCAAAACAAATTTTAGATAAGATACCTTTAAACGAAAGAGTTCCTAAACAATGGAAACCAAGAGATTTTGAAGGAACGGTAAACTGGGTATCTAATTTTGAGCAAATTGATTACAGCAAAGGTAAATGGATGCTTATGACTAGAACCAATAAAATGTTAGAGCCATTAAAAGATTTTTTTGAAGATAAAGGTTACTACTACGGGAGTAAAAAAGGGAATAATTTAGTAAGTGCAGATTTATTACAGGCTATTGATACCTGGAGAAAATTAAATAAAGGACAATTAATGCCAGCTAAATTAGCACAGAAAATGTACACGTTCATGACCGTTAAAGGTGGAAATTTAAAACGAAATTTTGGCAGCGGTATTTCTTTGAAAAATGTCATTGAAGATTTAGTTAATATTGAAGACTTAAGAAACGAGCATGGTCTGCTAGCGACGGGCGGCTGGGAACAAGCGCTAGATAAAATTAATGAGAAAAAAAGAAATTTTATAATCGCCATGGAAAAAAACGGCGAAGACATATCCCCAGAAGTTAAACCGCGAATTAGACTATCAACTATTCATGGAGCAAAAGGCGACGAAAGACAAAATACTGTTTTAATGTTAGACATTGATTACAATAGTTTTAATGCCTATCAAAAAGATCCAAGCCCAGAACATCGATTATTTTTTGTAGGAATTACACGGACATTTGAAAATTTGTATATTGTTAATCAATCAGGAGAATACGGTTATCGAATATGAAACCTGATTTAGATTTTTTAGAAGACGTTCTCTTAATTACGGTTTTTTGTATTACTTCATCAGTCGTTACGAAAGTCTTATTAGGAATATGAAAGTAAAAGATTACATCAAAAAGATGGACTCATTGTACAGAATAAAACCAGAAAGTTCTTACGATAAACAAATTGGAGGAACTCATTATAAAAAAATGAAAATTCAGCCAAGTAAATTTGTCATAGAGAACAAATTGCTTTTTCCAGAAGGAAATGTTATTAAATATATTTGTAGACATCAATATAAAGGAGGAAAGGAAGACTTGGAAAAAGCTAAACATTTTATCGATATGATTATTGAAAGAGATTACGAAGAAGAGAAAGAGAAAACAGAAACATGGATAGAAGGTTATAAAAAATGGAAAGCCGGTAAATAATGTTCGAAGCTCAAACCGAATGGATAGCCCCGGACAATTTTCCAGACCTGAGTGGATATAAACTCATAGCAATAGATCTAGAAACAAGAGACCCCGATTTAAAATCAAAAGGATCCGGTGCTGTTATAGGCAACGGCGAAATTATTGGAGTTGCTGTGGCAGTAGACGGTTGGTGTAAATACTACCCCTTCGGTCATGAAGGGGGTGGTAATTTAGATAAAAAAAGAATTTTAAGTTGGATTGCTGATGTTTGTGCTACTGAAGCAACTAAAATATTTCACAATGCCATGTATGATATCTGTTGGCTTCGTTATTATGGAATAAAAGTTAATGGACATATTGTAGATACTATGGTCATGGCTTCTTTAGTTGATGAAAATAGAATGCGTTACACATTGAATGCACTAAGTTGGGAATATTTAGGAGAAAGAAAAAATGAATCTACTTTATTTGAAGTCGCTAAAAACTGGGGCATAAATGCTAAAGCAGAATTGTATAAATTACCAGCAATATATGTCGGTGAATATGCAGAAAAAGATGCTTATTTAACATTAAATTTATTCAAACGACTATCAACCGAAATTAAAAAAGAAAATTTAACAGAGATATTTGATCTGGAGACTCAACTCTTTCCTTGTCTAGTAGATATGCGATTTAAGGGCGTCCGCGTAGACG